GCATCCGCCAAAGCTTATAAACGTTTCTACGCAGTACGGCTGGGACGACAACACCAGCACATTCCGGTTTGTGCGCTACGAACTGTCGCATGCCGGTGAGGTGCGCGAAACACATCCTTGGCCAAATCCGCCAAAGAACAAAGACTTCCCGACTCCAATGCCAATTGCGCCCCTGCCGCTGCATAATATCGCAACACCGGCGCATGAAAACTCGCTCATCTGGGCGCTCGCTAGCGCCACAATCGCAAACCTATTGGCGCCCGCATTGCGCAAAGACTGTGTCGCTGTCGCGCTTACGGCAGACACTTTTGACATAGCAACGCGTGTAGCCGAAGCACTAGGATGCGACGTAGAAAAAACAACGGCGTTTCAAAAACACGTCGCGGGCAACTTTCTAGAAGCAAAAACAAACAACATTGTTTGGCCGGTTATCTGTTCGGGCGCGTTTAACGACGAAGTGTTTGGTCAAAATGTACCGCGGTATTTTAATAGGCCGCTGCTGCTTCGCGTAACAAAACAAACCGCAAATGTTTCACTTAGTTACGGGTGGCAAAGCATCCAACACGCCACGACGGCCAAAGACTCCGACATATCGCCCCTGCGTTACGTGCTGCCGGCTTACGTACAGCGCACCCTCCAAAACCGGATGACCTCTTTTGGGCGTCCCGGATTTTTAACTTTTACGGTTTTGCAGGATTTAAACAATTGGTTGCTAGAAACCTACGGAAAAACATTTAACCTCGCCCACGCGCGGTCACTCATACTGCACGGCGCCGACGCGCACAAAACCCTGATGCGCTCGGTAAATGATGCCGTTTTAGCCGGCAAAATATGCGTGCTCCCGCAGCCCAGAACCAGCCGTCAAGCCGGCAATTACATATTAAAACGGGCTGACCATTGGTGGTTAAACCGTCGCGCCATAGATCACTATTTTCACGGCGGCCGAAGCGTAAACCCAAACTGGACAGCCATCATCGACCTGCTGCAGCAAGAAGGCGTTTACATGGGAGAAGAAGTTATTCATAATATGTCGGGTATTCGCGTCTCCCTCGACTGGTTTAATAATTTTTGCGCCGGCACCGAACTGCCAACACAAAAAGAGATTGGGTAATTATGCGTTTTACTGAGCCTTTATCGTCCCGCGCCAACAAGCCGTCTAACCGCCGTGACGACGGCTTAGATGATAACTTCATTGAAGAAGAGTGGCAGTTTGTTGATGACGACGACAACAACGAAGACTCGGACTTTGAAGACGACCCAAAACCGAACTGGTATGTAGACGACGATGACGACGATGACGACGATGACGACGATGACGACGATGACGACGATGACGACGATGACGACGATGATGACGATGATGACGATGATGACGATGAAGACTGGGACGACGACGAAGAAGAAGACTGGGACGACGACGACGACCCTAGTTACGAAGAAGACTTCGAGGACGACGACTATTTCGGCGACGACTAAAAATGCAAACATTCCTACCGCTCCCGAGCTTTAGGGAGTCGGCTAGGTGCCTAGACAACAAGAGGCTTGGAAAACAGCGTCTTGAGTGCAAGCAAATTCTGCTGTGCCGAGGCGTGCCGATTGGCGCGCACAAGCCGGGCAAAAAAGGATGGCAAAACCACCCTGCAGTTTTGATGTGGGCTGAACACGAGGTCGCCCTACTGGTATACGGAATAGTCGTCTGCCGCGAATGGGCGGCGCGAGGATTCCAAGATCAGTTAGGGCGCGAGTTCACAACAGCGTACAACCGCCTTCGCCCCACCATTTCTGCTAATCGATACCCGGCTTGGTTTGGCGACGCAGAGTTTCATGCGAGTCACCGCAGCAATTTATTGCGAAAAGACTTCTGGCACTACGCCAGTTTTGGCTGGCAAGAGCCGACCGACCTACCGTACGTATGGCCCGTGCAAATAGCACAGGAGTCAGCATGAAGAAATACAAAACCAGACAGGCCCGCGTGCTCGTCGACATTTGCTGCGACGTGTGCGGCACAAGCTGTAAAAACGAACACGCTCGTGATTACGACGCCGATCAAGAGTTACACGAAGACGGCGATTTCGAATACGGCACCATCAGCGCCACATGGGGTTACTTCAGCCGTAAAGACGGCGAAAGCTATTCCGCTATTTTGTGCGAAAAATGCTTTGACGATATAGTTAAACACGTTAACGAGTTAAAACAAGCCAACCCGCCGGCGTAACTCAGTTGGTAGAGTAGCAGTTTTGTAAACTGCCTGTCGCCGGTTCGATCCCGGCCGCCGGCTTTTGTATACTCCACGTTATGTGCCGCGGAGGTATGCAACGTGAATATCTGTATTCGAATTAAAGACATCAACGAACTCGGACCCGTCGACGTAGCCGCCATCATGACTCGGCTATCTTGGCCCGACTCCGGCAGCGACAGTTCCATACAAAAAGAACTAGACAAACGCTACGTAAACATTCAGCCGGGCCCGCACCCAGAAATGGCGCTCGCTATTATCTGGTTTGACGACGTACTAGTTGGCTGGGTCGGCACGCGTCTGTGGCCTGAAAAATTCAAAGGCTCTCCTATTATGGCCCAAACCGTCGAATGCTTTGTCGACGCGGCGTGGCGCCGAAAAGGTATTGCGCGCCTTGGCTTACAGGCGCTCATCGCTGCTGGCCGCATACGCCGCGATGAGCCGATTTCTGTGTACGCGCCAAACGTAATCAAACTAGCGGAACAATGCGGTTGTGCGATCGTATTGTTTTGCGACCCTTAACCTTAAGCTAAAATAATGTCAACGGCAAATAATGTAAACCCGCCTGACCCAAACGATACAGTACTCTGGCTGCGCGTAACTTTTGACCACCTCAAAGACATCAAACCGGGCAGCGAGCTTGCCAAACAAATTTTGTGTGACGCAACAGTCTATGAGTCAGCTTGGCGGCCGGCGTATGTAAACGCGCTAGAACGAACAGTAGCGAATCCGGCGCTTATGCTAGACGAAGACGCACCGATAAGCGCCCCAGAAACTGTTGACGGAGAAGACGGGGCGTACGTCATGTGCTGGCACTTTATCCCGCACAGCGCCGTCATACCGCCAAACCAAAATCCCACGCCGCAAGAACTTACAAACTCATTGGGTCGTTTAAAAGCCGTAGCAGACAACCTAGACTTTCAAAGCGGAGCATACGATGCAACGATACCACAACGAGAAACACGTGATAGCCCATCGAGCTAAGCTGCGCAAGCAGATTAACTCCAGCATGGATACATGGTTTAAAAGCCTACCCAGCGCGCGCATAAAACCAGCGCACGAGGTTGAAGACGGGCAATTGCGTAAGACACTTCGGTGCGGGGGCTGCACGCGGGCCCGATGCCAAGTTTGTCATCCAGAAAAATACCCGAAACGTATTCCCACCAGACAAGAACTCCAGTCACAGAAAGACTTCAAAAATTATGACTTCAACAACGCTGATTGACGACATTCATCGTGCCTCCGTGCGCTTGGCCGACAGCGTTGAGGCCGAACAGTCGCTTGAAGACGCGCGCATAAACATCAAGCTCGCGGCGATTGAGCGTATTATGGCCCGCGGAGACAACCAACTGACCGGCAAGCCGCACTCATTCTCATCGGCCGAGGCTGTCGTAAACACCGACGACGAATATCAGGAGTACCTCGAACGACAGCGCAACGCTGTGCGCAATCGCATTATTGCCAAAGGCGTTTATGATGCTGCTGTAGCGGCTGCGCGTCTGGGAGCGACGCAGCTTGTTTGACGACGGCGAAAACAACGACGACGTCTGCCAGCACTCTTTTGGTTCGCTAGACCAAATTCGTGAAGCCGCGCTGATTATGTACGGACGTTTTTTGTCGCACCTAAACGGGCTTGAGCCAAACGACGAAAAAGCTAAAAACAGACATCAATATCTGTCGCTAGAAGAAACCGAAAACATCGTCAGGGAGCACAGCCACGTCTCCGAAGACGGGCTGCATGCCATCGGGGCTGATACGCCAGAAGAGTTTCAAGAAAAAATTCACGAGTTACTGTCGGCGCTGACAGAGAGAATCATGTCTAACGTGCTGGCAGAAGGTGTAAAACAGAATCTTTGGGACTGCGAATTCGATACCGGCACAAACGGTTTTGAATTCACCATGACAGAAAAAGGCGAAAAAATTGCAGCTGAAATCAGAACCAACCGGGAAATCACTGATAGACCAGATATTTCAAGAGATCAAGAATTTTGAAAACCTGTGCTTAGAGTTAAAAGATTTTGGCGCGCGTGACACAGAACCTGACGGCATATTTCAGCGGTTGATCAATGCCGCGTCGCTGGGGGAGCAGCCTGCTATTCCGCGCTCCGGACATGGTTGGGATTTATATTCGCACAGCGTGGACTGCGAAGACGCCGCCAACAGAATGCACGATCAGGCCCTTAAAGTCGTCAGGCTTATTGAGTCCTGTCCCATCAAAGATTTTGAACTTTTGCGCGGGCGCATTAAGGACTACTGCTGGAGGCTATACTGATGCGTATGGCATTTCACGGCAAAAAAGGCGACCGGGTCAAAATGGTATTTATGCCAAAAGACCCCGATCCAATACCGGAAGGTGCGGAGGGCACCGTTACCCACGTTCAGCATCTCGACTGGGGGCACGACAAGTTTTCGCAGGTCTCGGTGGACTGGGACAACGGCCGCACCCTTAGCTGCGTCTGCCCGCCAGACCACTTAGAAATCATTCAGTAGCCCGAAAAATACTGATCGCCGATTGCGTCGTCAGCCCAGTTATCGCCCCGCTCGGCCGCAGCTTGGCGCTCTGTAATCCGCGCCACACCGGCAATGCGCGCAAAATTGGGCCACGCCTGATTGACGTGCCACAGGGCCGACACGCCCAAGTTGACCGCCTGCGCAAAGTCATCGCTAAGAAGCGTGTTACGCGTAATAGTGTAAATATCGCCGCCAAGACGCGATTCAGCCTTGTTCTCAACGAGCGCCAAAAAATCTGCAATAAGCCCGGGCGAGTCTTGCGACGACCAGTCGTACTGAAAAAAACGAATTTGCTTGAGCTTGATCGCTTGGCATGTGTACAGTAGCGACCGTGTTTTATCTAGGCTGTAGTGCTGCCGGTGATTAATCTCGGTCGGCGGTTTAAACACCATCAAGTCCTGCGACGCAGATCGCACTAGCCGCATCGCCATTACGCGGTCCAGATTAAAACCAGCTTGCACCATCACGGTCTCTCGAACGGTGCCGGCGCCAGTGTAATCGTGCGCCACCAAATCGCACTTGAACTTGTTGCACCATTTCATGCACTCTACAGCTTCCTGTAGATGATCACCGCCGATGAGTAAGCGTTTGCCCCACAGCACTTCAATTTTTCCGTCGGGTAAAAACCCCAGTACAGCGATTGCCGTAAAGCTGACACCCTCTTCTCCGCCACCGCCCCAGTCAATCGCTAAAACGCGGTTTTTGTACCTTTGTAGCTTGTCGTACGCTTTAGGGTCCGGCTCTTTCTTGTTCTCCCACGGCAAAATGCACGCACCCTTCAAGTCAGTCTCGCTAATTAGCTTCTGGCCGGTGTCAATGCTTTCGCCCATAACCTCGTTGTAAAACTGGGCCTGAGTCATGTTGCCAAAGCCTTCGCGCTTCAGTAGCAACGTAGACCACTTCTCAGCGTCCGAGAAATGCAGCGGCAAAATAATTTGCGGTACGTGATACCCAGAAAACTGCCACCGACGTTCCGGATACCTATGCACCCACCGACCGTGCCGCGGGCTGATCGGCTTTTGGCATTTCGCGCAAACAGTGCCGGGATATTTTTCGCTGATGTGCGGCGTCCAAGGTCCGATCATAGCATCAAGGTCGTACTCCAAAGACGGTATGTTCCACTTGCCGCATGCATGACAAGGAATAAACCACTCCGCTTGCGATGAACGTTTATACAAACCGTAAATTAAATTGTCGAAGGTCTTCGGGGTTCCGGTGAAATACATGGTTCCCCATTTACTATAAGACATCGTTTCTTGAATGATCGGTACGTGATCCGGGTCCATATCCTGAACCTCGTCGATGCACACACGATCCGCAGACACACCACGAACACGGTCTGCGTCCAGCAGCGCAAAACTGAACAACATCATTGAGTTGTTTTTAAATGAACGCTGCAATACCGAATTTTCAGTCGACGTGCCGGACCACAGGTTCTTCACCGGCGACTGGTCAATAAAGGGCCGCACATAGTTGTTAGAAAAACGCCGAATCTGCTCATACAACGGTGTAATAAACATTGTCTTAAAAAACGGAATCGAGTTTGCCACCACCACGCCGTGCGCTGCTAGGCTGGTTGACTTAGACACCTGTCGTCCCGTACACCACACCTGATTTTTAGGGGTAAGGCACCTAAAAAGAGGAGAAAACGGGTAATGATTATGAAGCGTGTAAGGCTTTCCGTTCAGATTCAAAACAAGCGGCAACAGCGGCTCTAACGACGGAAAAACATTTTGTCGTGCAAGTGCACCTAACACGCCCATGCGTGCTTGCATAGACTTTTGATCTTTGGTGTCGATAGACACCAATTCTTCCAGCAACGATTGAATACCTACGTTGGGTATTTCAATCTGCGCTGAGTTATTAGCAGGTTCAACCTGCGTATTATCAGGTGCCATATGGGTAACTACAGGTATCGCACGGGCTCGCACCGGGGCCGAAATAACACTGCACCAGAACCGGAATTGCAGTGGCTTGAAGACAGCATTAATCTGATTATGTCGATTATGCTCAATTCTGTCATTGCCCTAATTCGGTTCGGGTTTGTGTTTCTCGGTCATGTCTTTGCCGCAATCGCAAAATCGCGGAAATAGGCCCGACCGTAAACGACGTGTATACTACACAGTATCGCGTTGTTTACGGAGACCAAACCATGCCACAGATTGGACGAAGCGCTATGTTGTACATGTAACGAAAAACGCCTCATCTGCAAAAAACGCTGAGAGGCCCGGGTCCGCAATTGTACCTGCCGGATAACCCAGTACACCATCTTAAACTAGAGTCACCTCTTCCTAACCCCGCTTACCTATACAACAGAAAATACGTCGATGGCGGAAAAACAAAACCGTGGCCGAGCGGAAATTTTGGTGAAAACGCTGCTAGCGGCAGCACGACTATAGGGTCAAGCGGATGCAGTAACTGTAATTAATGAGCCGATCAAATGATCTAAATGCTGGCTTTGCGCAAATTGCAAGTCTATTAATTTTTGGCAGCGTCGTAAATTGGATGGTCACTGGAAACAGCGGCTTTTTCACAATTTTCATCATGATTTATTTCATGCTTGTTGCCACCAACTCAATCAAACGCGGTGAAGGGTCTAAGAAAAAATGAACCCACTAGATTTTATTGCCGTAATTTTTGCTAGCGGCGCAATCATAGAAGTCTGGCACAAAGGCTCTATATTTGAGGTTGCCCGCGCCTATGTGCAGTCGTGGCAGGACAACACGTCCCCAGACACGCTGAAAGGCAAACTGTGGGAGCTAATCATGTGCCCGTTCTGCAAAAGCTACCACATTCCAATCTACCTGTTTTTGCTCCTCTTGGCAGGCGACTGGCTTGGCAGTACGATGGGAGCCCTCGCTAGAGTTCTGGTCTACGGTTTAGCGGCCACAAGAATTGGCAACTTAATCGAGGGCCTGCTGCCTGACAGATTAAAGTACGAACCACCACTTATCTTTTTTGGAGACACGCATGGACGTTCCGTCGCTGAGTCAGCAGACGTTAAATCAGCCGGAGAAGCCGGCAATTGAGAGCAAAGGTCGCTTACCGCACGACGTAGAACTGTATAAGCAGGCCGAAAATTTTTGCGTGCAAGTCATGGAGCAGATTCCAGAACTGCACGCCCTCGCGATTGTGCCGGTCTGGGCAAATCAACCAGAAGGTACACCACCCGGTCTTCTTCGCCTGCGTGATCCGTCGGCACCTTATCTCGCCAGCGTTCTTCGGCTGCTGGGTAGGCTGGCTGCGTTTAATGTCGAACTTCATCGCGACCTCGTGGCGCAACTCAAAATGTTCGACAACTACGCGGCGCAGCTTGCTGAAAAAATCAAAGATTACACAGAAGAAATGAATCGCTTGCAACCTGAGTCACAACCCAATGAGCGAGTCCAAAACTCTTAGCGCCGAGATAAATTTTAACGCTTCGCAGCAAGATATTGTACGTATTCTTGCCGCGCAGTTCGCCCACATGGATCAGGGCGAAGCCCGGGCCGCACTGGAGCGGCTGCACAATAATGTGCTTTCGGAAGAACAGTTTTTAGCGCAGTTTCAACTCGTCAATCTCGACGCCCCGTATGCCCACGTTATCCGCAAAGCAGACGGTCACCGTGGCACAATGTCTTTCATAGACGTGCCGCGATTGTATTTTGACTTTCACCCGGAAGAAGAAAATGACGCAAGCACGCCGTAAGTATGACACTGGTGCCGTCCGCAGCGGTGATTGCGAACAAACCCGCTACGACCTAATCTCGCCTATTGGGCTAGAGCGACTCGCGCAGACTTACGCAGAGGGCGCAGAAAAGTTTGGCGCGTTCAACTGGGAAAACGGCATGCCCGTCAATGACCTGTTGAACCACGCCATTGCGCACATCTACAAGTTCTTACGAGGCGACCGTGTCGAAGACCACCTTGCGCACGCCGCTTGGAACCTGCTCGGAGCGATTCACTCGATGGAGTTGTGGCCGCACCTCAACGCCGGCACACTACGCGGTAACAACTGCGCCTGCCCGCCGAAAGCAGTCGCGCTGGACAAGCCGGCCGAAACCGAAATCGACGCCGAACAGGTCGCCCGGGCCGTCTACGCCGTAGGCTCAGCTGCCGATATCGAGGCCCTGCGCGCGGCCATACTAGGCAAAGCTGAATAAACGTTTTAGCCTGTTTTTACGGGTTAAAAATTTTTGTGACCGGGGGATTGCTTTTTATTCCCCCCGGTATATTTTTAAACAAGTGCCTCGCAAACTCGACGGTCGAGTCTCGCGAGCACAAAAGGAGAACGTCATGGCAAAGAAGCTCGGACTCGTAAGTCCGACACAGTTGTGGGGCAAGCCGCTCAAGTCGGCTGCGCCGCAAAACAATGCCGAGGAAAAGGTTAAAGGGACTATGACCTACGACGATGATGACGTCACGGAAGATGACATTGATGTAGACGCTGAGTTGGCCACCGCAGACGCCGAAGAGGACGAACTGGAGGTCATCGAGGCGGAAACAGCTTCTGTCGTAACTGACACCGACGCCGAACCCGACGCGGGCGAAGACGACGAAGAGCCGGATTACGACGCAGAAGAAGGCGACGCATCGGATACTGCCGATGAAGAAGCCGAGGACGATGCAGAGGTTGTCACCGCCGTGGCTGACGACGAAGAAGATGGGGACAAAGAAATCCCCGCAACTAGAGGGAAGAGTTCCATGTCTGAAAAGATGAGTTTGTCGGATCATGTCCGCGCTGAGATTACCCGCCGTCAGAAGAGCGGCGATTCCCTCCGCGGCAAAGACATCGTCGAGTCGCTGGCTAAGCGCAAGCTGACGGTCAGTCCGGCTCAGGTCAGTCAGTTGCTCAAGAAAGCCGGCCTTGGCGGCCAGCCCCGCGGCAAGAAGTCAGCTGCCCCGACTGCCGCCACGGCTGACGGAGATAAAATCCGGGCGGCCGGTAAAAGTGCGAAGCGCAATGTCGAGCCGCCGGCGGCTAAGCCGGCTACGCCTGCCAAGATCGCTGGGAAGGCGAAGCCGGCCACCAACGGCTTCCGCGTGCCCATGGAGCAGCTGCAGGCTGCTGAGGCGTTCGTAGGCGCCTGCGGCGGGTCCTTCAAGGACGCCGAGCGCATCCTGACCGCGGCTGCGCAGTTGTCGCAGACGTTCGGCAGCTGATAACCATTGCCTCCCGCCCATAAGGGGCCGGTCGCTGTCGTAAAGACTGGCGGCCGGCCCCGGGCGGGTTATGCTTTTCTGGAGCCCAAGCGCTCGTTGCTCCCCTTCTGGCAGCAACACACAGGAGGCCGCTGTGCCGACGCCCGTATGCCGTCTTGTGCGGCGAACCAAACTCAAACCCGGCAACATCATCACGATGCGCCGCGGCACTATTAAACGTATTCACGTCAACCAACACACGATTCGCCGAAACAAAACCACCGGTGAACGAAATAACGTTATCACAGTTCAATGGCGGAATAAGTCATATCCCGTAGAAAAAGTAGATATACACGGTCCGGCTACAGCTGTTTATTCGCCGGAAAAGCCGCTAAGTTGCGGCGCCCACGTTTGGGTAGAGACTACCGCTGAAGTTGTCGTCACCTGCTAACCAACAAAAATCATGTCACACATCGTTCAAATCAAAACCGAAGTTCGCGACGCTAACGCTATTTACGCTGCCTGCCGGCGGCTGGGCCTTGCGCAGCCCGTTTCTGGTCACCACGTTCTGTTCGCTGGTCAGTCTGCCGATGGTCTGGCCGTAAAGCTTCCCGGCTGGTCGTACGCGGCCGTATTCAATGTCGATACCGGCGAGGCCGCGTACGACAACTACAACGGCAACTGGGGTAAGCAGGAAGAGCTTGATAAGTTCCTTCAAGCCTATGCCGTAGAGAAAGCGATCTACGAGGCTCAAAAGGGCGGGTACTCGGTGTACGAGGAAACGCTGCCCGACGGTTCGATTAAACTTAACATCACTGTGGAGGCTTGATTACATGTCTAAGACCATTCAGGTAATCGTAAATAACAAGGGCGAGACCAAGATCGAGACGAGCGGATTTAGCGGTAGCTCGTGTCAGGATGCCACGCGGGCGTTGGAGCAGGCGCTGGGCGCCAAGGTCGATGAGACGCTGACCGGTGAGTACTACGCTGCCGCCAACGAGCAGCAGATTGAAGCCCAGAACTGAACAACCACAAGGGGACTACATGTCGCTCGAACAAGAAATTAAAGAACTCGTTTGCGCCGGCTTTTCCGGCATATGGGTAGAAACGATGGAGTGCGACGACGCCGTCGCCGCCATCCGCAAGGTCGCCGAAGAGCGCAAGTGGGGCTTTGACGTCTGGGACATCGACCGTCAGCTTTATTCCGGCGTCACGCAGGCTCCCGGCCCGCTGCAGGCGATCCGCTCGATGGATATGCCCAAGACGAACGAGACTCAGATTCTCGTCCTCAAGAATTTTCACCGGTATCTCCCTAATCCCGAGGTCGTGCAGGCGCTGGCAAATCGTGTCGTGCAGGGCAAGGGCGAGGGCCGTTATGTCATCATTGTGTCCCCAACCGTTTCGCTGCAGCCCGAGGTCGAGAAGCTGTTCACTGTGGTGCATCACGAGCTTCCAGACGAGCAGCAGCTGAAGACGATCTGCAACGATCTATTTGCCGAGGGTTCGGCGTTTGAGAAGCCGACCGAAGAGCAGGTGAATCACGTCGTCGACGCCAGCCGCGGCCTGACTCGGCAGGAGGCCGAGAACGCCTATGCGCTGTCGCTGGTCCGGCACAACAAGCTGGAAGCTGACACGATCTGGGGTATCAAGGCGCAGACGCTCGAAAAAAGCGGCACGATGACCTTGTATCGCGGCGACGCAAACTTCGAGAATCTGGGCGGCCTCGAAAACCTCAAGCAGTTCTGCATCCGCGCTATGCGGCGGCAGGGCGAGAAGAACGTCGACAAGCGCCCCAAGGGCGTTTTGTTGCTTTCTCCTCCCGGCTGCGGCAAGTCTCAGTTTGCCAAGGCGCTGGGCAACGAAGTCGGCCGGCCCACGGTCATGCTCGACTTCGGCAGCCTGATGGGCAAGTTCGTCGGTGAGTCCGAGGGTAACATGCGCCGCGCCCTCAAGCAGGTCGACGCCATGGCGCCCTGCGTGCTCTTCGTCGACGAGATCGAGAAGGGTCTGGCGGGCGTTGGGTCGTCCGGGCAGACCGACAGCGGCGTTTCGGCGCGCCTGTTCGGTACGCTCCTGACGTGGCTCAACGACCACACGTCGGACGTGTTCTTCATCGGCACCTGCAACGACGCCAGCCAGCTTCCGGCACCGTTCGCCCGAGCCGAGCGTTTCGACGGCGTGTTCTTCGTTGACCTGCCCGGCGACGAGCAGCGTCAGCGTATCTGGGATATCTATCTAAACCATTTCGGTATCGACAAGGCGCAGCAGCGTCCTGACGATACGAACTGGACCGGCGCCGAGGTCAAGGCGTGCTGCCGTCTTGCGGCTCTGCTGGACATCCCGCTCGTCGAGGCGGCCCAGAACGTCGTGCCTGTCGCTATCACGAGCGCCGAGCAGATTGAGCACCTGAGAAAGTGGGCCGAGGGCCGTTGCCTGTCAGCTGATAATACGGGACTGTACACACGCGTGGGAAAGCCACGCGCAGCGGTCCCGTCAACGGGTCGCCGTAAGATCGCCGCGCCGTCCGCGTCCGATAACTGATTCTCACAGATAAGCCCAGTTTCACTGCGTAGTGAAAATAGGGTTCAGAGCGAATGACGCACACAGAAAAACTACTGCAAGAAGCCGGCGAGGCTTTAATTATTTATCCGAACGGGCTGGGTACGGTCACCATGGTCCGAATTAAGAAAGATCAATGGGAGCCGTTTCAGGATTTCATTGAAGTCATTTCTGACGATCAGGTAATCGACATAACGTTGCCAGCCACGCCAGAAGCCATTGATGCCGGCGTCGCCAAACTCGGGCGAAAAGAACGCCGTGAAGGTGAGTACGTCGGTTGGGACGAGAAGATGCGCAAGTACGGGCTGGCACAGTCCGAGGATTAATACATGTCAGACACTTCAAAGGTCTGCGCGCTTTGCGATTTCTACGACGAATTATCTATGGATTGCGAACGATTTCCGCCGAGCGTTAAAGAAAAATACAAAGACGACAACGGCGACGATTGCGCGTATTGGGACCAGCCGTATATCAACCACCCGTGGACAACACGCTGCGGCGAGTGGCGAGAAAAAACAGACCCGGTCGAAGACACTAATCATCCAGAACACGCCGCGGCTGTGGCCAGACTGACTTTAATAGTCGCGAAACAAAGAAAACAAAAGGAAGAAGATGGCAACAGAGATTGACGTTGACACAGCGAATCAGGGTGTCGTAGAGACGGCTGACGAACTGCGCCAGACGATGGGCGCGGTAAAGTTGTCTTTCTCTTGGCTTGGCACGCAGCGCAAGTTGTCCGACCTGCAGACCAAGCAGGCGGCGGATACTTTCCACGCCGCCACCGATCTAGTCACGGCGTCCAAGCGGCTGATCGACACCAAGAACGCCACGTATCGCACCCTGACTGCACTCAAGAGTCAGGCGTCTAGTTATTGGCGCAGCATGACCCTGCCGTATCCGCAGGAGGGTATCCGGCTAATCAAGCAGGACGATATTGCGGCATTTGAAGCAAAGATGCGGGAGTTCAAGGAGCAACTTTCCGCAGCGGCCTCCAACCTGCAGTTGGAGTACGAGTCCATCAAGGAAGCGGCGCGGGAGAAACTGGGCGACCTGTTTAACCCCGCAGATTACCCGCCTACCCTTGAAGGCGTCTTTGACATCAAGTGGGAGTATCCGCCGGTCGAGCCGCCGAACTACCTGATGACGTTTAATCCGGAGTTGTACACGCAGGAGCAAACCCGGATTCAGCGACGTTTTGAAACCGCGGTCATCATGGCCGAGAACGCGTTTGCTGAACAGCTGCAGGAGATGGTAGCGCACCTGATCGAACGTCTGACTGACGAGCCGGACGGCACCAAGAAGACGTTCAAGGCGTCAGCGATCGAGAACTTCAAAGAGTTCTACGAAAATTTCCGCCGCATGAATGTGCGCTCGAACGCGCAGCTGGAGGGGCTTATTCGTCAGGCAAGCGATCTTGTCGCTGGCGTCGAGGCCAAGGAACTGCGGACGAACGACGATTTGCGGCGCAATCTGTCGCAACAAATGACGACTGTAAAAACGGCGCTGAATAACCTGATCACCAATGCACCGCGCCGGCGTGTGCTTCCCATGGGTTGAGAATGACGGCTACGGCTGAAACAAATCTGGTAACAGAACCTCCAATTGTGCAATTGGAAGCTGATATAAAGCCTATCAAGACCAGAAAAAAGCGCGAAGTAAAACACGATTTTAAAGACGGCCGCGGACGCGTCCCGGCCCGACGCCACGAAAACGGCAAAGGCTGGGTTGCAAGTACCGCTGTCGTCGAAAACAGCGTTTATGTTGGTTCTCGCTGTCAGGTGTTCGACAACGCGTACGTGGGCGGCGACGTTCGGCTGGAAGGCTGGGCGCAAGTTTCCGGCAACGCCACCGTGACCGGAGAAGTCGTCATAAAACATCACGCGCACGTGTATGGCCGCGCAGTAGTGCGCGATCAGGCAGTTATTGCAGAATCGGCTCGCGTGTTTGGAAACGCGCATATCTCAGGCTCAACGCGCATGTTTGGCGCGTCTGTTGTGCAAGATTCTGCGCAAGTCACGTCGTGCACATTAAGAGATCAGGCAATTGTACGTAACTCGGCCCTGCTGATTCGTAGCAGTTTCAGCGGCACGTCAATTATGTCGGCAAATTGCGTGGTAATTAACTCAATAGTTGAAGGTTATGTGTTGCTTGACGGTTTTGCGCAAGTATTGAGCGGCAGCCAGTTGCGTAATACTCTGACGATAGCCAAACCAATTCGCGTATATGAAAATGCAATTATTGCTGATCGATCGCATGTTTGGTTTCCTATTGAATTTCGCCGACACGCCGTAGCGGTTAATTGTAGTTTGTCGGTAGGCGTGTCGCCTTCCGACGAAACTATTACAGTTGGCGGCAATATCGTTATGCATCACCGACGATTTGCGTCGCGCGCCGAGTTAATACAATTTTTGGAAGCAGCACAGCTACAAGCGAGCGGCCGCGCAATGCCAACAGCTATGGCACCGGCTGCGCCGCGAGCAAATTATCTGGCTGCCAATGCTCCAGTTCGGCGGGTACAACGACTTGAAGAGGCCGGCGTATGAACTTGTATTTTCGCCCAGACGGTTCAGCGCAGTGCCTGTACGGCGAACACATATCTCTCGCGGCATTGGGCCAGCTGGACATCAAGCGCGCCAGCCACGTCGAGCCCGACCCGCACAATCCCGGAAAATGGTATGCTGACCTCTCTCCGGTTGGCGGACCTATGATGGCAGGATTCGAATCTAGAGCCGCCGCCCTCGCTGCCGAAGAGCGCTGGCTGAACGCAAGGATGCGCGTAGAACACGTACAGGCGCAACCATGACAAACTGGATTCAGTGGGAAATTGAGGACGAAAACGGCGAAAATCCGCTCGGCATACCGGCCGAGTTTGAATTTGACGTGGAATTCGATTACGATCCGGGAGAACCGACCGCGATCGGAAACGAGTATGATCCCGGATTCGAAGGTTGCCCGCCGCACACGGAAGTCGTAGGGGCGCGTTGCCGCGAATTCCGCCCACTGCTCGAAGACACCACACAGATACCGACAAAAGAACAAGATAATGCTATTTCAGCTTGGTTTATGGAGTTGCTACACGACGACGTAAAACTCAAGCGACAAATCGAAGCGTGCGGCCTCGATCAAATGTACGTCGAGCCGGACTATGATGATCGTGATGATTGGGATGATTGAACCGCGATCAAAAGATCGCATAACCAAGGAAGAGGTTACGATGCGTTTTGTTTTTACTACTTTGATTTTCAGCGCGTGCAGTCTGGTGTTCGGGCAGGATGCCGCCCAGATGCCCAGTGTTCTTAATCACGGCCAGAAGCCGCCCGCCGTTGCGGATGCCTCTGCCGCGGAAGTCGCGACGCCTGTCGTCGTCACGCCAGCCGCTCCGGCGAGTTCAGAAGTCGTCGTGGTCAGCAAGCCACGCTGCCGCAACGATCGTTGCTGCGCGACGCCTGATTGCCGGCTGTACGACGTAGAGGAGTCGGTGTCTGAGTCGTGCCGACCGCGGCTGCTCGGCGGCTACGTCAAGCGCAACACTGCCCGCACGGTTTATCGCCCGTCTCGTCGGTGATTTAGTCCGTAACAAAATCTAGTTGCCACGGAGGGCATCGAGTGCGTACTCGGTGCCCTCTTTTTTTACCCAGAGACAAAAATGCCTTACTTCAACGTTCAAATAAACGAAAGCGTTCGAAAAGAATTTGTTGTATTTGCGGCTAATCGAGATGCGGTTGAGACCGTACTTGCCGCTTCACTTGCCACAGAAAAATTTGACAGCAAAAAGATCATCCATACCCGTACCGACACTGACAGCAGTATGAGCGTGTATGACGCCGACAAGTCTAACTGGACCGAAGCACTCAAACGGGCAAAGGCTAAGTGATGGGAATTGATATCTATCTTAAGTGGAACAGCATGAGCGAAGGCGACAAGCAAAGCCAGTATGCCGGGTTCTCGACTACCGCGGGCAGCACGGGCTACTTGCGCGAGTCTTATCACGGCGGCCCGTACGCCACGAAGATTCTTTGTCGCGAAGCTTTTGAAGCTGAAAATTTTGAAGCGCAAATTCCAGCCAGCGTGCTTAGAGAACGGCTTACGCACGTCACAGAACCTGTTCGAGGCGCAAACGGCGGGCACAACGTCGCCGCAATGTTTTTCGCGCTTATGAAAAACACGGGCGCAACAATCGAAGGCTCGATTATGAGCGACACCACTTGCCCGATGACCGTCGAAGAAGCTGTGCGAGAACGATACGCGCGGCTGTATCCAGATGAGCCGCCAGAACACGTCGAGGAAGTAGTGCAGTCGTATCGAGACTTCGTAGCGTTGGCTGAAAAAATGGAGGCAGAAAACGGAGAACCCTGCACCATTTATGCCTCCTACTGACGACGCAACAGACCCGTTTGCGAGTTATTTTCAACAAATACAGGCACGTAGAATGGCCAAGAAAGTCACTGGTATCGAGCTAATCAAACTGTATTGCAAAAAGCTTTTAGCCTATAACGTCACCGCGCTAACGCTAGAGTACGACGGCTCGGGCGACTCCGGCGATTTTGGCAGCGGCACCGTAACTATTTCGCCGGACTGTGCGCAAATCAACAAGCCAACCACTGAAATTGATTACGCAGATCAGCAGACTATAGACGCCATAACACGTTCGCGACACGTAAGCTGGGACAAATTCATCGAAGCCCGCCGCGCAGAAAAAAACCCGGTAATCACAGCCGAAATGTGCGACGAGATTTCTGACGCTGCTTTCGATCTGCTTCCGGGCGGCTGGGAAATTAATGACGGCAGCTTTGGTAGTATTATCATCGACACAGCGAACGAAACAATTAGCGTCGAGCACAACGAACGATACACAGAAGTTCGATCCGAGACATTCAACTACTAATGAGTGTACGCAACAGATCAAAGTGGGACTACGAATATAGAACTTTCTGCGACTTCGGCACGCCGGGTCGTCGAGACGTTATTGCAAACCATTTTTCTTTAGCCGCCGCGCAGAAAGCGTTTAAACGCTGGAAAAAGTGGTACAGCTACGAAGGAAACATATCCGGCAGACATCTCTACCGGTGCTGGCAGGAAAAACGTTACACCAACGAAATTATTAACGATACGGGCAGCCCATGGGAAATTACGGCAAGATCGAGTTCAAAATTAGCTACACAGTCGACCTAGACAACGAAGCCATGGTTGAAGAAGCCATGCAGTGCGTCTTTGAAGACGTCATGAACGCCGTCAAGCACGACGAGGTCGCCGAGCAAATTAAAATTGTGCCCGACCCGGCTGCAAACCCGCAGGACATACCAGAGTTTTTGTTATCCATTTCGAAAGAGAACGATGAAGAAACGAGTGAGACTTGACGAAGAAACCGACGCCGAACTGTCGTCCGCGGTTGACTCCACTTGGGTCGGCGTCAAAGATTTTTCTGTCTATATCAAGAAAACCGACGAAGGTATCGCCGTAGATATTTACGCCCGCGGTTATGAAGACTGCAACGCGCTTGCCGAATGCTACGCGCTTGACTCCGACGTTGAAGAAATGCAAGAGGAGGAAGACCTTGAAGTGGACTGACATTGACCCTGTAATTGTTCTCGCCGCGGCTGACATCTGCGACGGACACACGATATTCAAGCCCGAAGCATTTGTAGAAGTCGGTGTGCCGCAGGAGCTAATCGACCGCTGCACCAACGTGTACGAGAGCGACTTTAGCAACCCCAAGTACACCATCAGCGGGCCAGACGGACAGCCGGTCAATCAGATGAAAGGCATTTACGGCCTCGACGCGCTGGAAAGCATGGTCCGCGACTTCGAGTTGCCGCATGACGTCAAGTTTGGCCGCGGGTTTCAGGCCCGCATTTATCAGGAAGCGCTGCACAAACATTTAGACGGGAAACCAGATGGACTGGTCGGGCGCGCATGACGATATCGCCATGACCCTCGACATCTACACAAACGATTAACATGGCCAAAAAGAAACGAAAACTAGCCGCGATATATGAAATTGACGATCAAAATTTTATGAACATTATGGGCGGGCCACACTACAACATTGTCGACATTGACGACGATGAAGTCTTGGCCACCGTCTGGATCGACGATGATCCCACAAAGTGCGAGCAAGACGCGCTCCTTCTCGCCGCCTCCGAAGATTTGCTTCACGCCGCAGAAGCCGCGTTAAAGTGGGCGCAGGATCAAGACGACGAGCGCTCGCCGGCGTGGATTAAGAAGCTGGCGACGGCGGTTCAGAAAGCCAATGAAGGAGATAAACACACTCAGGTGTTTTACGACTAATGACCCACACACCCGGTCCGTGGAAAGTCGAACAAGAAAGCGGCAACGACGGCGAAGCAGAAGTTATCTCCGCCGCCAGTCGCACAATTTGCTGGACGGCTGACACATGGGACGACGCGCGTGAAAAAGCTGTTATCACAGACGAAGACTACGCAAATGGCGTTTTAATTGCCGCCGCGCCAGATTTGCTTTCTGCTCTGCGGCAGGCCAAAGACGAATTAATCGCGCTCTACGAAAAAGTGTATCCGGCTGACGAGGCAGACAACGAAACGACAAAAGTCATTGACTACGCGATCGCTGTTATCGCGCAGGCTGGGGGGGAGTAATGGCACACCCATACCATCACGCGTTATCTTCTGTGCAGAAATGGGGCGGCTGCGTCGAAGACTACCAGCCGATCCACGACTGGTTCGACGAATCCAAGGCCCATATGGCTGACTTCCGCCACCGAGCCCTGCGGCATCACAGCGAGGGCATCTTCATGGCGGAAAAGATATTTGGAACAACGATCACAAACTCTGACGGCAGAGTCGTGCCCGTGCGCTACATCGGCGAGCAGCATGTCAAAGAAGATTTAGGTCGAATTCCAACTGTGGCAGAGTGGTTGTCGTGCATAAAACCAGAACACTCGTGGATGCTCGGCCGCGGAAAGAATCTAGAAAAAGAACTCGAAGCCCTACAAGAGCGAAACGACGCGCTAAGCGCACACACATGAGCGCAACTGCAACACGAAAAAAAGCACAAAAAAACATTAGCGTTTGGGATCAAGCGTGCGAGCTAGAGGTGCACCGCCGCGACCCAATCGGTATTTACGACGAGCGGATTGATTCCGGCGCCAACTATTTCGTGCTGATGCTTGAGCAACTTGGCGCTAAAACAGATTACAGCTGCTCTGGCCACGTAAACTGTCCGAATCAGTTTTACATCATATTCTCAGCGCCGCTAGACCTTGCCGAACGCATTGTCGAGTGCGGCTATTTCACCGTCGAACTGGAGCGACGCGGCAGCTGGAGTCTGCGCACTAGAAACATCAAAACAGAAGAAGAGCGCATCTGGTTTCTGCGCATGGCTGCCGAGTCTTGGGAAAAACGACTGGGCAAGCTCAATTGGAAAAAAATTAAGAAAAACAATCATGCCAAACTGGTGCAGTAACACCGTCATATTTAAACACACCGATCGCGCCGAGTTGCAGCGCCTTATAGACGCGTATAACTCTGGCGACACAATGAACACAATCTGGCCGTGCCCGTGCGAACTACGCGACACCGTTGCCGGGTCTCTGGGAAAAGACACACCAGAACAAGCCGCGCTCGAACAAAAGCACGCAGACAACCTTGCAAAATACGGCGCCGCCCACTGGTACGACTGGTGCGTCAATAACTGGGGCACCAAATGGGACTTCGGCCGCGAAAAGGGCAGACCGCCGGCAGAAATTAAAACAGACAAAAACGGCGAAGCATATGTTGAACTTGGCTTCGACACCGCGTGGGCGCCGCCGCTGGGATTTTATGCCCATTTGACCGAACAAGGCTTCAGCGTCAAAGCCTACTACTTTGAGGGCGGCGTTGGCTTCTGCGGCGTCTGGCACGACAACGTAGACGACACCATCGACATCAGAGAGTTTACGCAAGAATGGATCGCTGACCACGTGCCGGCCAAGATTTGCGAGGTGTTTAACCTCTACGAAGAAGCTGCCGAAATGGAAGAAAACGAACGTACGTAGCAAGCTAATCACTCAAACAACAATAAGTCAACCTAGGCGCAAAATGCACAGAGACGTAACGCTCGATAAAATTGGTTACATGATGGATCGCATGAGCGGCGACGACGAACTGACCGCCGACGATCTAGAACGTATGATTATCAAAGTGTTCGTAGCCAGCTTTGAAGACGAACACGGATTCGAAGCTGATCTTATTCGCGCGCTTGTAGACGCCCGCTGGCAGCTGCTGTGCGACGAGAACACGAGCGACGACGACGACCCGCCGGCGCTCGACGGCACGGAAGCCGAAAAATGGTATCTGAAATGCCAAAAGCAAATGTATATTCAGGCCGGCTGCGCCGAGGAATACGCTGAAGAATCTTCTTCGTGGCCTGATGCGTTGCCGCTCCACGCTAACTGGGACGGAGATTTGCTCAAAGCTTTAGCGCGAAAAGAAGTAGCCCACCATCTTGTGGTCATGGAGCAGATACGGCGAGAAATGGAGGCGCGTAATGTCGATAACGCCAATTCCTGACCTGTATCACGTCAAATGGTACGACGGCAATACAAATAAATGGCATTACGGTTGTGTCGATAGATTTAGCGCGGCGTCAATTCAATATTACAACGACGGGCAACAGGTTATTGTAGACGACGCAATCACGCCGACACGGTATGTAATTAACGTCGACCACCTTACCGGCATACCGTCTTCGTATAGTCCCCAAGACGAATACCATCAGTATCTTGACGACGAGTACCGCAAAGCAAGAGATTTTGCCGAAAGCCTGCCCGAGGGTTTACATGCCGGCAAAATGTTCCGCCTGCCGGTAGGTGATGGCTACGCGTTTTATGTGGTCACAAAAGTTAACAGAAAAACCGTAGACATCGAGTGGCGCGGCTTCTCCTCAGACCGATGGGTAGACTTCCGTTTTGGTGCCGGCGGTCGAGAAAAAAGAGAAATAATTGAAGCGCTCGTACGCCGCGAAGACGGAATGCGCCGACTGTTCATAGCAGGGCCAACAGCAAATGCAGGTGCTTGAGATAGATAACGGCACCGTTTTTATACAACGCCGCCACAAAAATTTGCGGCCATTATCTAAACCTTTATACGACATGATCGACTGGCTAGCGCTAGCAAAGCAAAAGCGAGAGCTACTGCAGATCATGGACGCAGCCGATAGCCGCGAGCGCACAAATCTGCTCGACGGTTTGCTCAACCTAATCGACGGCATTCAAGACGACGCGGAAGCTGCCGGCTATCCTGTCGTCTGGTTCTACGCTGAAGACGATTGGCGCAACGGAGACATAGAAAACGACGATGAGTAATGTGTTTCAGCGCGTCGCGGCAGTTCACCGCGAACGCATTGCCAAAGCAGAAAAAACACAATTAAACCGCAAAAAGAAATTAGCTCGGCGGCAAGCCTATTTCAAAGACACGGGTCTTCCGGAAATGTGGGACGCTGTCAAAAATATCAAAATTCCTAACCACGTGCCCGACGTTCTGGACGGCTTGACTATCACGTTTGCCGACCTAATCGACCCCGTAGACATCGATAATATATCCAACACTGGCCTTGTTTTATACGGCAAAGACGACGCTCGAATGGAGTGGATCGTTGAGGACAACAGCGACACAGAAGAGGACGCTGACCCTAAACATATTTATTATCGTGCAACCGGAATGCGCAACAATTTCTGCCTCCCCGCCGATAACGCCAACGCCAAAAAGCAATTTATTGATTCGTTTATCAAGTGGCTATCTAAGTACATCACGCCGCAAATGCTGGTCGACATGGATATCGACCTTGAGGCTCCCAGCATCGTAAAACGATCCCGCAAAATCCTTCAACTGACAGAAACATGATTGAAGCACTCGCCCAAATCTTTGCGCTTCAGCAGCGCGAACTCAACGAACAAGAACGGCATCGGCAACGCGCCAAGGCTAAGCGCGAACGCGAAATAGCCGCATTTATAAACTCCGGCCTGCCGGCTTTATTTACCGAGTGCGCGCAAATACCTCTGCGACAAAACGTGCAGCAGAAGCTGTACAAAAAAGTATTTTGTCAGTGCACCTACGACCACTGTGATCCGCGCAGTCGCCAGACGGCAGAAATGTCGTTTTCGGCTCTGAGCATCGGCGGCCACGGCCCGCGCTGGTGGTGCGGCGAAAGCGAAGACTCCAGTCGTATGCGCTACCTGTACAGCGACACCGGCTCGTATTCGAAGGTTACCATGAATGAAACCGCACCGAACGGTCGCTGGCTTGATGCGTTTATCGAGTATGTCGCCCAGATGTGCGACCCACAAGCGATCGCAGATAAGCTGTCTGAGGCGCAAGCCAATGCCGCGATCGAGGAAAGATTTAGCCGAAACAGGCGCCGACTGGAGGCAATCTAATGGTAGCGCAAAATTACTATGGCCAGCCGCCAAACGACACGCCGCCAAACCATGTTCTTGAATGGTGTCAAAGACTTGTAGCCGCAATCAAAGACGGCGGAGTGTGGGGTATTCCGCGGTCAGGGCTTATTTTTCGCATTGACCACAAAAATAAGCAACTCGTATTGACAGATGGGCGCAAAGAAGATGAAGATTTCGTGGCTACCAAACACGTCTTTTCGTTTATTGGCTGGGACGTAGTAGTTGAAGGCAAAAGCAGTGACGCTAAAAACAACAGACTGTAAAACTACCGCTAACCCGTTAGTAGTGTTGTTTAAAATGCTAGCCAACGCGCTGTTAGAAGACAAATACGGCATCAACACGACAGCCTATAACTCGTTGCTTATACTTGCTGCGACCATAGACAAAAACATGGCCAACGACATCAAGAAAAAAGCAGCAGAAAGCCGCAATCGGTATCGGTACGATTAATCAAGGAGCCCCGCATGGACGCGAACGGCAACGGCTATATCTCAGACGTAGAGTACGTCCCAGGTTTTTACGGCAATATGGCGCCAATTTGTTTGCGCTATATTGCTGCACTTAACCGCGTCGTACCGCCGCCAAACAAGCCAGCTTTTCGCTACCTCGAACTTGGCTCCGGTCTTGGGCGTTGCCTGACCACGCTGGCGGCCGCAAACCCACACGGCCAGTTTACTGGCGTTGACTTCAATCCAAACCACACCGCAATTATCGAAAAAGACATTGCCGCCAGCGGATTAACAAACGCCAAAATTCTTACCGCCAGCTTTAGCGAACTGCCGGACGATATTGGCGAGTTTGATTTTATTGCGCTGCACGGCGTCTACAGCTGGGTGTCGGCAGAAGTGCGCAACGACATTGTAGAAATAGCCAAAAAAAGACTAGCTAAAGGCGGCCTGCTGCTGGTCTCTTACAACGCCATGCCGGGCTGGGCCGCGCTTCAGCCAATTCGTGCAATTCTTCAGCAGTACGCCCTGCGCCGCTCTGGCGACAGCATACAACGCATCACCGAAGCACTCAAGTACCTAAAATATATTCGCGACAACAAAGCGCAATACTTCGAAGACAACCCCATGGTCTGCGAAAAAGTAGCGCTGTTTGTCCAGCAGAATCCTCGGTACTTAGCGCACGAATATCTTAATCAGCACTGGGATACATTCTATTTTTACGAAGTTGCTGACGACTTCAAGCGGGCTGGTCTAGAGTTTGTGGGCAGCTTGCCGCCACACGAAAACTTCTGGGACCTGTGCGTGCGACCCGAGTTTAAAAACTTATTCAGCACGACTGTAGACCGTTACGTTATTGAAACACATAAAGACTTCTGCGCCAACACCGCGTTTCGATGGGACATTTACGGGCGAGACCCGCAGCCAATGAAGTCCTTAGAGGCGCGTTTGAAGAACGCAGATGACTTTTACTTTCGGCTTTCCAACCCAGAAACAAAATTCCCTTTTACCGCAACATTGGGACTGGTCACAGCAAAAGCGCAAGGTCCTGTATACGAAGGGTTAGCCGGGTTGCTGCTGACAAAAGGCATGCGCTTATCCGAAGTGTTAGCCGCCCGAGACTGGGGAACAATTACCGCAGAAGAAATTGTAAGCGCGTTAGATGTGGGGGTGTGCATTGGTGTTTTTGAATTAGAGGCGCAATCAATTACGACAGAAAAAAAGCTGCGCGCCACAAATAAAATTAAATTAAACAACCCTTTAAACGTGCACATGCTAGGTTCCAATATTTTGGCGGGCCGCGCCGTAGCCATGGCCAGCGCGCTTTCAGGCACCGGACACAACCTGAGCGATTTTAACGCGCTAATTTTGCACGAACTTCACACCGGCGGCCACGAAAATTTAGCGCAGCGTGTCGCGCAACATGTCGACAAGTCGGGACAAGAACTGAAAAAACGCGGCATAAAAATAACCGACTCGCAAGAACGCATTGAAGTCATGCAGCAACTATGCGACGCGTTTTTCGCTACGTATTTTCAAGACTTGGTCAACAGCGGCGTTATTCAGGAGGCAGTATGAGCCAGAGCAAGAAAAAGAAAGCGCAAGAACTGCAAAAGCGAATCAAAAAACGCTTAGAGCGCGCAGGCGCCGACCTTGACGTTGTCGTCGAAGAAAACGCCGGCACAGAGACAGCCGTCTCTAAGCAAGTATGGGAGTCTCGGCGTATTGCGCTCAAAAAAGAAATCGAAACCATGCTGCCGAGTTTTGCCATCATGTGCAAAAACGCTGAGCGCGCCGGCGCGCAAGACATCTTTATTCATCAAAACGCCTTCGCAGCCATGTACTCACCGAACGAGTACACGCTGCTGGGCAAAGCTATGAAGTACGCAGGCTTCTACGGCTTGACCATCAACTTTGGCGGCGACCCTACTTTCACCCCTGACGACGCAGGCGGGCCAGAAACAGAAGACAAAGACCACCGCCCGCCGCCCATCAAACCCGTACACCCCGAATCAAACCCGGAGACAGACTAGTGGCAAACGGAAACAATAACGGAATTTGGCCGATTGTACTTATCGTCCTCGGCATTGCCCTTCTCGGCCAGCTTTTTAGCGGCAACAGTGCCAGCACCTCGACGCCGGTAAATAACCGCAGCCCAGAGTACCGCTACGCCAACGAGCGTTTTAAGCGGGAAGGTTTTAGTAGCGCAGACGCCGACGAAGCAGCCCGCGCAGTAATTAAATTTCACGAGGCGCAAAAAGCGAGAAAAAACTGATGTACCTGATTCTTGAAAAAGGCGAGCACGGAACCTACGCCTACGTCGAAAATAACCAGCAGTTCAAAAAAATGGCTCACTACCGTGAGAGCATGCAAGAACTGCCGCAAAAAACGTTAAACGACGAGTGCGATCTACGTGACCTGCCGATCAACTCGTACATAATTTTCGGGATCGCGCCGCGAACAACAAAGAAAAAGAAAACCCGTGCCAAGTAAGTACAAATATCTTGACAAAGCGCTGTTAACCAAAATCAATTACTTATCTGACAAAGTCCTGAAGTACAATCGGACGCTACCCGACGAAGTCATCGACGCCCTGCCTGATGACAAGTTTTTCCCGATCACGTTTACGCTTCTTCACGAGCACCGTGCTGGCGTTCCCTGTGAACCGCACGTTCGTTGCATAATCGCCGTGCCCCAGATTGAGAACGTAGGGAGGCAGTTGATTCTAGACATGGAAATGGGAACCTACGAACTTTTACCGGACGTAGAACTCCCGGACCTGCCAAATCGCGACGGTAATGAAAAAATTGATTCAGATCAGACCGCGCCAGTTCCGGCCTAATCTGATCCAACCGTACGTACAACGTCGTCGGGGTTGGTATCTAGAACCATAAGACGAAAGTGAGTGGAACGGCAGTAGGTACTGCCTTCCACTCCTCTCCAAAGAAGAAGGTCTTCTACGAAGTAGATAGGTTAAATGGGACATTTTGCCCTTTTTTTGCGTCGTAAACCTTTGTCAGCACAGCACTTAAGTAGGCCTTGGTAAACTGCACAAGATAGCAGAAACCCCTGTTTTTCCCGGAAAAAACGCACATCCCAATCACGGTTGACGGACCACCCGTTTTCAGTACGCTAACCACACCAGCACGGAGGCTCCAATGAACCCCATGAAGCGTGCAATCGGCACGCGTAGGAACGACCGCTGCGTTTGTGGCAGCGGAAAGAAGTACAAGTATTGCTGCCACCCGAGCGCGCTTGAGCAGCCGGAGGTGCCCAAGAAAAAGACGCACTACATAGACACCGGTGAGTCGGCGGTGCGTTATGTTATTTGTGACGGCCGCGGCACTAGCTTTTTCGTAGACAAAGACGGCCGCATTCTTGTGTTTCAAACGCGGCCGGACGCCATTGCAGTGGCCACGCTGGACGAGTTTAACGTCGTCGAGCCCGGCGAAATTAACGTTGCCGGTGTCGGTCCCACAAAGTGGCAACACCTGCAGGACACGTTGCCGTTTGTTGAGGTCCAAAACGCAGAAGAAGCCGTGGCGCTAGTTCGGGCCCGCATTGAATTTATGCAGACCAAACTGGCGGAGATTGAAAACGAGCCTTGCCCAGAGCCTCCGGCGAAACCGGAGAATGGGTGATGTCGTTTATTCATGACGTGCTTGAAGCTGAGCACCACAAAGCTCAAGCCTACAAACTTTACGTGGTGAATCGCCGGTATCAGACGCCGCATCTTGTTTCTTTGGCGGCTGTCTACGGCATCCCCCGCGACGCCGAGTTAGACGTCGTGCGTGAGCAGCTAAACACGCTGCGTACGATGCTAATTGACCGCACTTTTGATATGGCGCGGTTTGAAAAACGTTTCCCGGTGACAGGCATACTGGCTAACGAACACTACTGCGAGCAAGACCGGCTGATAGACGCTTTTAAACTTTGCTGCTGGTGCCGACCGCCCGGCGTAATTTATCCGCCTAAAACGCAGAAGAAAAAAATCCGTTTGTGTGGGCATTACAACTATTGCCCCGCTTGCTGGGCCCGCGTTGTAGAGCATCAGTTTAGGCAGTACGAGCGCCTGATTGCAGCGCTAGCCGGGTCAAATCCATTATCGCGCCTATATGCCACAACACACATTACCGAGCAGTTTGTGCCGTTTGTGGGTATCGACCCGCTGCAACACGCCGACGTTGAAACCTACAACCGCGCTGTTGACGTTATTAGCCGCGAGCTATCGCGCTACAAGCGCTACATCGCCTGTCGACGAAAACAAATTAACAGAAAAACAGAAGCGGCTTTGTGGCGGCTTGTACCCGTGGCGACCGAAGGCGGCTGGCGTATTCAGTTGCGGCAGATTTTTCTGACCTTGCCGGGAACACGGCCGCCGGCAGCTTCAATTCGACTTGCGCAGACTGTGTTTAAGCAAACAACGCTCGTCACGGCTAGCGTCAACGACGACGCGATTATTTCGTTTATTGCGTTTTCGTCATACCCGCAAGAACACCTGCGCGAAGACCTTGACCTGACCGCGGCAAGTTTAAACGCGATGTCAAATCAAAACATGCTGGGCGGCTCTGGTAAATTTAGGTCAGCCGGCAATGCTTTAATTGTTAAAGCGCGGCAAGAAACAAAGACGGCAAAACAAAATGGGTCGCAAAAGACTGCGTAGGGCGCCGCGGCGGATGCTGGATTATGACTACGAGCCGCTACGGCATCGGCTTTCGTATCTATGCGAGCTTTTGTTTTCTAGTAACGTGCGCGATATGGCTCGCGCGCTTAATCTAAGTTCTCGCGATTTAAATCTGATTTTTTACGGCCGAGTAAAAACGTCTGTACGTTTTTTGGCGCATGTGGCCAGCTGCCTAGACGTGCGACCCGAATGGTTGCTTTGCGGAACGGGCAATATTTTTCGGGCAGACAGCGAAACTGACGGGCTGCATTTGCCGATTACGTTGCAAAGCGCTTTTCCGTTATTTGACCCGCGCGAGTCGACGGGGAACCTTCCGCGCCGGCAACTGAGGCAAGAAGCTCAAAGCGGTCCAGTAACTGATTTAAACGCCTACCTAAATGCGGGTAGAGCGCTTTACAGCGCAAACGTGAACAACAAACCAGTCGGCTTTTTTTTAGGTGCTGCGCCGTTTCAATCTCAGGCGGCAAATTGCGTGGCAGACTTTTACCGAGCCGGCTGGGCTAGTTTTTTGTGTTTAACTTTGCCTGCGGTGGCGCACGCACTAGCTGCAACCGACGCTCTCCGGTCGGTATCGCTTAACGAGCTTGCCAAATTTGCTGCTACACGCGGCATCGGTTACGGCGAGGCGTTAAATACGCTGCCACGGCTTGCCGCTGCGTTTAGTTTGCTGGACACCGTTCGGGAACTTGCGATTCCAATAAGCGTTTCTGTTGAGTTTGGTGAAATTGCCGAGCACACAGCGCCGAGCTTGCACGGTGCCGAGGTAGGCGCAGCGATTGGCGCCGCGGCATACGTTGACTTGCTTGTTTTGACCGAACAATTAAAAGCTGTTTTTGCAGACCCACCCGGCGTACTATTATTTGCCGGCGACCAAGTGCGCGGCGTCAACCTCGCACTGCAGCGAATAGAAAGCTTACAGGCTTTTGTAACCCAGCCTGCTAGCTTTACGTTTGTTGTATTTGCAAAACACGACGCAGACTTAGAAACCCTTATCCACCAACGCGGCGGGCACGTCATCTTTTTAGACCCACCAACAACAGCGGCTTTTGCGCAGTTGTTTCAAACCTGCAACGACGTGTATGCCGGAAAGAACACACATGAGCACAGAGGATGAAGACTTTCAGCAGTCGTTTGTACGGCTTAACGAAGATTTAGACAACTATACTGGCCGGGAAAAACTGTTTTTACTGGCCGGCTTGATTGAACTGCTGCGGCACACGAAAAGCCCGGTCGATGCGTTTTCGATTGCCAAGTTTTTGGTAACGGTAAAGCAGACGGACTGGGCGCGCATTCCGTTCTCGATTACGAAGGCAGTGCTTGGGGCGGGCGCGGTTTTTGACGCCAAAGCGCTTGGCGTTCCTGAGCAGCATGTGCCGTCTGTTTTGCAGTCGGGCCTGATGCTGTTTCTGGATGAACTCAACGCCGATCCGCATTTGGTTGCCACGCAAGAATTGCTGTGGGAGCATGTAAAAATTGCGGCTAGTTTGCTGGCTCCGCCCGAGGAACCGCCGGCGCACCCTAAGCAGCCCGTTGCATCGCCTGAAATTTTTAATGCGCGTTTGATGCGGCGGGTGTTCGAGCCGGCTAAAGTCACGCCTGAGCTTTTTGCGCAACTGGGTTTGCATCTTGTAAACTACCGGGCGGAACTGGCCAACGGCAAACTGGGGCCAACGCTGCGCGGCGTTGCAATTCAGACGGCGCAGTTCTACGTGCTGTTGGAATCGGGGGAGTTTGTCGTATCGCCAATCGACAATCCCAATTTGGTTATTTCAACAGCCGCAGAAGATTTTAAAAATTTCAGCCCGGCGGCGTTGCTAGCATTGCTGGCGGTGACCGACGAGTTTGAGCGTTTGGCGGTCTTGAGCGCAGAGCAAGCTGAGCTTATTCGCAGCGGTAGTCTGGGTAAGCTCAAGCACATGCATTTCAACGGACACGCAGACTGCGACGATCTGCGTCCGCTGGAGCATGTGTTTGACAACGGCCGAGAACCCGATAGGATGGGGGCTACAGGTCCATCAGGCGCCATTGTGCGTTTTCCTGTGCCCGCAGCGGAAGACTTAGCCGTGGTCATCGAGGCGCAGCAGGACGCGCATGGGCCGTACAGCACTGCTCGTCTAGTTCGAGAGAACGAAACCGGCGCTGACGCCGTATTGATGCGGCACGAAGCTCCAAGACTGTATTCTTTGCGGGGCGTCTATCTGTTTCCTTTGCAGGATCGCCTCGTTTCACTATCAGCTATATTTTAACACATTATGACTTCCTCTTATTTTGCTGACTTCGACGACGACGATGAGTTGGAGTTTGAAGGCAGCAGCGACTCCCGCGAGTACGACGAGTACATGACTGTTCGGGGGTTGCTATCTACTCACTTCGGCAAGGAACATGGCGACGAGATTTACGAACTGTTGCTGCGCACGGCTCAAAAGACCGCCGACAACATTCACTCGACGCCGACAGAGCCCGGTATTCTTTTCACTGACGAGGGTGGTGAGTTCGTCGGATTTGAAAAGGACGCGTTACAGGAAGACGAAGGATACTGATGTATCTGTTCATGGACACGGAAACCGGCGGGCTGACTACGAAGCACAGCCTGCTGACCGTGTCGTGCATTGTGGCCGACAGCGACTTTAAAGTCGTTTCTGTCGGCGGTCACAGTCCGGGCTTGTATCTGCGCATCCGGCACGCTGAGTACGCACTTACGGCCGGCGCGCTAGAGGTCAATCGGATTAATCTGGTGGAGCACAACGCTCAGGGCGTAGACGCTAAGACTGCAAGCAGCATGCTGGTTGACTTTGTTGCCCGCGCGTGCGTGGCTACCAAGAAGCAGCGGCTTGTGCCTGCCGGTCATAACGTCTCTTTTGACGTGCAGTTTTTACGCACGCACTTGCTTGACGATCTGACGTGGAACAAGCTGTTCACGTATCCGTTTTTGGACACGGCGGCTATTGCGCGGTTTTTTACCGCGGCCGGCGTCTACGACGGCGCAGGCTATTCGTTGGGCGTTTTGCGCCGGCGGTTTGCGCCCGAGATCGACGGCCAGAATCTGCACAACGCTGAGGCAGACAACTTGGTCACACTGGCGCTAGCAAAGAAATTTGCAAGCATGGTTCAAGCATAGATATTTTGTGGGCGTGCTGGCGCCCCGCATGGCCTTCCAAAGCCGCTGCTGTTCATCGGCGGTCCAGCACCCTAGTCGT